GTGGTTCAGAGATTTCCGTCATAGAAGTATCCAACACAACGAAGGTACCGTTACGCACAAAGCTAGAGTATAAAAAAGAGCCCAATTACTCCCGAGGTCCTAAGACCCTTGTGGACAGCCCAGCCAAGCAAGTATCCCCATTTATGGGGTCAGGGAAGATACACAATCCGTAAGGATCTGTCTCGCCCTGCAAGGCCGCACGCTCTTTTCCTTTCTCATACCCGACCCCTTGCCCTACATGGGCGTCGTACCGCACAAGGGGTGTGCCACCGTCTAATCCTTCTGGAAGGCCTCATCTTCTCGGGTTTTAACTCCACCCAGGTCCTCCTATCTTCCCACCGCAACCGAAAAAAACGGACCGGCACTAAGGGGTGCATCCTCCCCCTCCGCGTAACTCAGCCAAACAAGCTGCGTGCCGGCGCCGGCAAAGCCTTCAAAGAACTGTCAAAACATCTAAAGATATGGGCAATAACCCGCCGGTCAATGCTGACCCCTGGTTCGAGACCAGCAAGCATTCCGACGAGCCCTTCCGGGAGTAAGTTCTTTTTCACCACATCCTCAGTAAATCCCCCCATCACGTGCCTGCGAAGTGCGCGCTTGCTCCTGAACAGCGTCCCCTGGTGCCACTCAGCCCACACCATGTTCACTAGCCTCCCCCACTTCTCCACACGTCTCTTCCTTTCCCTCACTGCCCACCTCCAATCCCACACGGCATCGAATATCCTCTTCTCCGTCAATTTTTCCGCCGGTTTAGGATCCACGATCGTAAACCTACGCCAAGAGTTATACACAGAGCAAAGCGTCTTTGTGAACCCGGCATTGAAAATTGCAGGAGCCTCCACCATCGCCTCCTTAAGATCCCGAACAGGCTCGGGCCATTCCGCCTCATCTCTTCCGACACGACAAACTTTCTCGTACTGGTAGTAACGATCATTAAAGTACCGGGTAAACTCACGTCCCCTAAAACCCGCGTAATAGAATGACCTACCACACTGACGCAAAAAGCAAAAAGCGTCTTCCAAGAGAAACTTCATGATCCTTGCCCGATCGCCCGACCAGAAGGGCTTGACAATCTCGGCTACCACCTTTCCCAACCCCCTCGGTGACTCAAAAACAAACTGTGCAGGTCTAACAAACGGCGCAGGGACGAACTCCCCACCACCAGAAGAAAGGTAAAACAAGGTAGAATTGATATTTAGCCATCGGCTACTCCTCCCGGTCTTTACCGGATTCAAGATAGAGGGAGTAAGGCCGCCCAGGCGAAAAAACTCATCGGGTCGAGACGAGCGCAGAACAGCGTCATCCCCATTAACGAGAACTGCCGAGTACTTACGAAAATCGATATCGGAGATGTCGACACCGGAACTCCAGAGGCAAAAAGCCAATGTCTGCACACACAGCAGAGGGAAAGACAAAAGAGAACCCATCAACTGGCTGTTTCCAACAACAACCGGTTCAGGATCGTCAATCCCCATACTAATGTGTGGCCGCAAAGACCTCAATGCGAACTCCTTCAAACCAGCCGGAACATTTCTTGTCGCGTTCAACGCGATCCCCAATATCCGTTCCGCACAGTTAATCGAAAGATTATCCGTGCTAGCGGTAAAGTCAATACTCAGGAAATCCCCGTCGCCGGGTATGAGCTGCGCCAGCCGCTCAACCGTCGGAGTCCCTCGCAACAACCAAGGCATACTAGCCAGAAAACCGTACATCGTTTTATGGAGAGGGCGGAGATATTCTTGCATCTCGCTCATCATAGTCAAAGGTCTGACCTTCCCTTTAGTGGGGACGGCCGTGAACCTACCACGACAATCGATTCCAGAAAAATCTCCTCCATCCATAACACGATCCAGGTACGATGACTGCCCAGAACGACCTAGCCCACCTAGGCAACCCCCCTTTTTCCTTCCTCTTTCAAAACAAGAACTCGTAGAAACTGAAGCTGAAAAACAATGAGAGTGGTAAGAACGGTCCCAACCGGGCCGGAACAACTTTAACGCTACTTGACCAACAAAGCCGAGGTACTCATGAGTTACCGTGTCCCCTTTTGCAAGGTTCGCAGCAAACTTCTCGCTCGAAAATGTGCTCATGTAACAAGCGCAAGGGTCCGGAAGGACCTTCCCCAGAAGAGAAAGTGAAAAAACGAAAGAACGACGCACACGCAAAGGAACACGACAAGGAAAAAAACTGTCAACATGGATATCTAACAACCCCTTTATCCACCCACTAAGGTTCTTCCAGAAGTACACGCAATCACCCCTAGTTTTAAACGGTTTTACCCGATCAAAACTACACCTATACGTACGTGCAACCCCCTTAAGAGCCATCTTTAAACGTCTGACAGCCAATAACTGCTTCGACCGACACCGGACCCCGCAACCGCTCGGGTTCTTACGCGAAGCCAGACATCCCCCAAAAACGACATCTGTGCAAGTATTCATCGGAAAGTAGGGAGAAAAACCCGAAGCTCAAGTCCGAATACACGACAGACACCTTAA